GCCCCTGCCCCTTCTTTCCCTTTTCCCTTCAAAAATAAATCTCAATAATTCCCAGAATCTCACTTGTAATAATCCGCTATAGCGGATAAGATACTTACATAGCAATTACGCTACACGGAGAAAAACAGATGAACATTGCAGTCAGAGTTTTAGTAACAACCGAATGGAACAGCAAGAACGGTATCCCTGCCCGATTCGTAAACATGGGGCCTTACCCGAATGAAACCGACGATTCGGTGGTCAAAAAAGTCTTTGCCTTAATGCAAATTGAATCCCTTCAATACGGGAATTCTTTGGATCGGCCCCGAATCGTCGAAGTCTGGGTAGGGGATCGACGAGCTTTCTAATCTTGATAAGCCCAGCCTAAAGATTTTATTTTTTTGGATAGTTTTTTGTCATTTAAGAACTATCCAGATTGTAAGTAAATGACAAAAAGGAGCGTTATGGAAATTTACAATTACAACAACGGTTTGCAAGCAGGCAACCGTCGTCCTCATCTTTGGTTCGCCAAAGGAAACGAGGTACTTGCCTTTACGGGCAGCAACGAAGCTGGGTGGTATGCGATATCATCCGAGCAATACACAAAAAACGGAAAGTGGTCATTTACTGATTACAAACTTCTTTTGTGCGAAGGGGTTCGGGCAATCGAATTGCTTTCTCCCCTGCACAAGACTTGGGGGGATGATTGCAATAGTTGGGAAGAAGTGCGAGCTAGGCTGAAAGTCAGTCTTGAGAATGCCCGTAAAATCTTGCAACAATCGTATCCCGATCAAGCAAAACGCCTTGATGACCTTGAAGCTTTCGTGAAGGAAGCCCAAGCTTCAAAGCCCCCTGTTCCGCAAAATTATGAGCTGGTCAATCTGACCCCCCACAAGATCGTTATTTTGTCGGGGGAAGAAAAGATCATCGTTGAACCGTCTGGGATCGTTGCACGAGTCGCCACAACCTCGGGGGCAGCTTTGACAGGATTCTTTTGGGCAGGAACAACTTTCGGCGAGGTCGAAGGAATTCCTGCCCCAGAAGCTGGAAAGGTTTATATCGTCTCAGCCATTGTTGCTTCGAGGATTGGGGCCAGCCGATCTGATATTTTTTACCCGGGAACAGGGCCTAATGATGGGGCAATCAGGGAAAACGGAAACATTGTAGCCGTGACCCGTCTCATCCGATCTTACTAACCTTTCGCTGCCCCTTTTCCCTTAAGGGATTGGTACAATACCAGAATGGTAGAGCTATCAATCCGATTCAACAAAGAATTTATCTCGACCCGATGCAAAAGCCGACCTAATGCTCTTAGGGCAATCTGCAAGCGAATAGGGGCAGAGCAAGCGAAGCTCGAAGGGGTCAGCCTTGTAAACGATTATGGTTGCGTAAGTATCTGGAAAGGCTGGATTGCTTGCAAGATCGGGGGGCAGGATCAAAGAATTTTCTGCACCTTCCAAGAGGAAAATTCTAAATAGCGGATTTTAGTATTGACGCTACAAAGTCGATTTAGTAGAGATTGAAAAGGGTGATCGACAAGGATGTCGCCGGGGGAATCGATGCCAGAAAGGATTTTGGTTAGTATCCAATCACCCGTTTTTTTCCCGAGGGTAAGCCTGCAAAGGCTGGCCCTTGCTGGGTTCGATCCCCAGCCGGGAAGTGCCTGAAAAAGGCTTTCAACATCGGAGAGAGTTGAAATGAGATTTATTGCAGCCTTAGTGCTGGCAATCTTGACGGGCATCGCCTGCAAGACCCAGACGGCTGACCCCTTTGTCATCTTTGGATTGATTGGCTTGGGGCTTGTTACCTTTACCCTATTCCTGCATTCTTGGAGCCAGAAATGCCACCGCTAAATGTTGTTACCACAACTGAAAGCCTGCCCCCCCGAATTTACTTTTATGCCCCCGAAGGCTGGGGGAAATCCTCGCTCGGGGCCTTCGCTAAAGACCCCGTGTTTGTGATGACCGAGGGGGAAACGGGCCTTCTCGAACTAATTGATGCCAAGCGAGTGCCCGAGACAGCACATTTTCCAGACGATGCAAAAAGCTGGAAACAATTGATGAACAACATCTACTCAGTGCTTCGGGATGAGCATACTTTCAAGACTTTGGTCATCGATACCAGCAACGGAGCTGAAAGACTCCTCTGCCAGCACGTTCAAGCCGAATACTACGATAATTCCCCAGCCAAATTTAACAGCTACGGGCAGGGGGCAAAATCTTGCGTGGACGAATGGGCAGGCTTCTTACGGGTCTTGGATCAAATCAGGAAACAAAGGCGTATGACGATCCTTTTGCTATCGCACACCAAGATCAAAACGGTCAACAATCCCGAAGCCCAAGACTACGACCAGTATAAGCCCGAAGGGGTGGAAGAGCTTTACAAGCTTACCCACAAATGGGCAGATGCAATGTTGTTCGGGGGATACCAGAGCGAGATCAAGGACGACAAAGTGAAGTCTTTATCGGGCAGGATCGTCAGGACATCGACTAATCTGGCAGTGGTCGCCAAGAATCGTTACGGCTTGCCCGAGGTTATTCGGGCAGGATCGTCAGCAAAAGAATGTTGGAACAACATTGCTTCGGCAATCGCCAAAGCCAAAGCGAAGCCTTCGTTGGATCAGGCCCCCCAGAATCAAACAGAAAACAGAAATCCAAATATGGGGCCAGCCGTGAATACGCAACCTGCCCCTGCCCCTGCCCCTGCCCCTGCCCCTGCCCCTGCCCCTGCCCCTGCCCCTGCCCCAGATAAGACAAAGATCACCCCAGCCGATTGGGACAAAATCGTCGGGGAATTGAAACGGCTGCAATATCCAAAAGGTTGGGCTTGGGCCATGATGAGCCGGGTGATTGGCAGGGATGTGCGTAAGCCCGAGGAGCTTGTTCTATCCGAAGGGCAGGCCATTTACACTGCCTTGCGTGCAACTAAGCTCATCGACCCCAGCCCCGACCACTATGTTTGCGAAGGGCCAATAAACGAGCCCGAGCCCGAGCCTAAGGCAAAAAATGCCCAGCAACGGGAGGGCGAATACGGGGAAGTCCCTTTACCTAATACGCATGTCCCCAGCAATGAGCCAGCCGAAGGGGAAGGGGACGACGAAAAAGGGGACGCATGGGAGCCTTCGGAACCGAAGGAAGCCGTAGACCTTTACGGTGCTGTGGATATCCGTTCACGGCTGGGGATCAAGGCAGCAGCGAAGGGGATAAGCTGGCTGCAATTGGCAAAGATCGAGCCGACCCGATTGCTCGGGCATTCTTGGGAACAAACGGAGCCGGGCATCGCTCAGAAGGTGTACGATTGGCTTGAGCCGATGAGCAAGGCAGCCGTAGCACGATTGGTCGCAGAGGTCGAAAAACCCCTGCCCGTCTAATTGAAACAATCTATTGGCTTTTTAGCCAAAGGTGGTGTCCTCGGATATCGAGAACGTCGGTGGGGGCAAGGCAAAGAGAAGTAGATCGTGTATCCTGATCTGGGATGTGGGGGCCTTTTCCGGTTCGACTCCGGAACGACGTTTCGCCTGTGGAGTTTTTATGCTGGTCGTTTTGGTGAATTCAGAAATAAAGCTGTCCCTCCCCGATGAAAAAATCAGGGCAGGGTTCGAACAATCGATCAAGGTTTGCAGCCCCAGCTTTGCTCGCACCCTGATCGAAGCCGAAGCCAACAATCCGCTCGGCTGTATATTGATGAAATGGTCTGACCTTCGAACGGATACCCTCCGAAGGGCCAACAATCAATTCAGCTTCGGGCTTGGCTTGCAGCACACTGTAAAGGTGGTTGGTGCTGACCTTTCAGGGGCTTACAATCTGCCCAAAACTTTCGGGGGAATCCTGATCGTTGGCAGCCCAGATAAGCCTTTGATCGATCTTTACCAGTTCAATGTTTTTGAGATCCCGAAACCCCAAAAAAAGGAGTTGGTAGTATGAAAAAATTGTTGTTTGCCCTTCTCGGATTGGGGGCTTTTGTTTTTGCCCCAGCGAAAGCCGAAGCTTTCTTTTTCCGGTGTTTCCCCTGCCAGCCGTTGCAATCGGGATCGTGCGGTGGGCCTGTTCGATTCTGCCAGCCTTGCGGTGGATCAGGGGGCAGCCGAGTAACTACCCAATGCCAATGGCCTACCCAAGCTGTGGCAATTTCTTCGGGGCCTGTTTCTGCCCCGATCATTCTGCCAAGCCCTGAGTCCGTTGGGATCGATCCAAGACAGACCGAAGCCCAAAGGGTCGAAAGCTTTTATCTCAATCGCACCCCCGGCTTCCCTTATCCCAATCAAGGCTCCTCGGGAAGCTGGGTCGTGTATCCGAATCAAGAAAGCTGCCCTAACGGGAATTGCCCCCAGCCGATCCGATTAAGATAATCGGGCAGCCCAATCAAACAAAGGAACATCAATGGTAGATTATCAAAAGATTTTCAATGAATTAGAGGATGGTATATCCGAAGATATTCAAGATATTGAAATCCGAGATAAAGCCATTGATGCCCTTCGTGATCTTGCAGTCTGGATTTATCAGGGATTAAAAAAAGGCCCCAAAATTGTATTAAAGGCAGGCCCCAACGGGGCAATCATCCGCGACGAAAAGCCGTGATCTGTTACTTAATCTGGTGCATCAAAGCACAACGATATATCATTTCCATGCTTGAATAAGCATGGCCGAATTGAAGCGTGGTAGGTTTGGTATCTTCTCGCGAGAGGATCTGGTTCGAGTCCGGAGCAAACGCTTAGATGACAATAGGAGGTTCATTATGAAAGAAAGTGATATTCAAATTCTGGTCAAGCTGTACTCGGATATGGGGGTTCCCCTCGATCAGCTACCCTACACTCGATCTTTTACGAGTATTGCCTTTCGGCTCCGGAAACGATGCCCGAGCGGATATACCAACCAAGAAATCTGGTCTACCCTTTGCAACCTGCAAAAAGGTAAACGGCTGCCCAAGATCAGCCGAAAAGGAAAGCCCCAGAAAGGAGAAGAGGAGAAGATGAGTAATGGCAAAGCCAGCCCCAGCCTCAGCGAAGTCGCTAGAAGCCCCCAGCCGTAACAGCAAAGGCTGGGGTAGGGTTCGATCCCCTATGTTACTATAAACGGAGATAGATCGATGGCAAGAATGTATTTTTCAAACAATGCGTGGCCAGAAGGCCCCAAAGAAATCGGTACGCAAAAGTCCGAGCTAACGATCAGCATGGACGATGTTCCCGAGAACAAGGACTTCTCTTGGGATGATCTGGTAAAAGACAGGAAGTACAACGGGCAGGCCCACATGTGTATTCAGGCTGCCAAATCTGAGGTTCCGATGCCCCCCGAAATGTGGGGCTTTGAAAATGTTCGGCAACAGGTTCAAATGCTTCCCGATTACCCCGAAGATACCCACAAGGAATTGATGGTGAATGCTACAATTTCCTTCGGGGTAACGGCTGGCTGCCTTTCCCAGATTTATCAGGCCCTTGCCAAAGCCGAAATCGATCTGCCCGAGGAGGTTGTATTTTTGCTTCGGGACACGAAGCTGGCCCTCTTTCATTGCTTCCAGCTTTCCAAAATCGGCTGCATTCCCGTTGAAAAAATGCGAGAGCGAGAAAGCCGAGACTTCTTTCGGTCTGTTGGGGATCAGCATATTAAAGCCGTTCAAGCAGGCTGCCCCGTATTGCAGGATGAAAAGGACACGGGGAATCACTTTTACAGTGCCTTCCTTCGCATCCACAAGGAAGCCCTCAAACGGGATGAGCTGCGATACCAACGGGACATGAACGAAGCCGAAGCCAACCAAAACGTCGAAGCTTAACCAGCTTCGGGGGTCGATCCTGCCCCGAATCAGGATCATTTATCCCCCCTCTGTTTAGCGGGCAGATTTTACCATCTGTTTTCCAGCCCGAACGAAACCTCCCCTTCGGGGGCAGCCGGTGCGAAACCGGAGAGGGGTTTATGAGCAATTACACCGACCCCCTAGAATCGATCTTTAGCATGGCCCCCCTTCGGGATCGCTGCAAGCTTGTGCGATTGGATCAGCGAAGCCGGGACTGGTATCTTTGGCGTGGCTGGGGTATCGGGGGGTCTGATATTGGCCCAATTTATTTCGGGAAAGATTGGCCTTACGATGACCGAGGGGCAGAAAAGATCTTTCGGCAAAAAACCAGCGAGCCCGGCTGGGAGACAGAATCATCCTTTGCAATGCGACGGGGGGCAGGGCTTGAACCGACTGCCCGATTCCTCACCGAGCAAAGATACGATATCCAATTTTATGCAGCTTGCTGCCAGATGATCGGGGAAGCCGACCGTTGGAAAAGGGCCAGCCTTGACGGGATCGGGCTTCACAAAGGGCAGCCGATCCTTTTGGCAATTAAGTGCTTGGATTGGCAGAAACACCAGCTTGCTTTAATGGGGCAGCCTCCCCTTATTTACATGCCCCAAGTTCAATGGCAGCTCCACGTCACGGGCTTGGACGAGTGCTGGTATTGCTCCTACTCAGACAATCTCAAAAGGTTTTCCGAACGGGATCAATTGGCCCTTATAAAGATCAGGAAAAACGAATCGGTATTTAAGGAGCAAGTCCTGCCCGAAGTCGAGAAATTCTGGCAGAGAATTCAACAATGGAGAAAAGAAAATGGGGCAAGTTAATTACAGGGCTTTGGTGGCTGGGCAGCCGAAAGAATTCTCCTTTCGGACTAATTGGATCAGGGACGACCCCCTTGCAAACCCCAACCCTTCAATCGATACCTAAAACAGATGTCAAATTCACTACCCAGCCCCAGAACGGAGCCCTTTTGCCAAGCCCGGGGAACGGTTGAGGATACCCTACGGGCAATCGAATCACCCCGCTATCAAATTGGGCAAGCACTTCGGGAAATTGAGCGACAGGGGGATATTCAAGCCCCTGTTTTAGATCTCCTTTGGAAGGTGGTAGAATTGGCAACGGGGGCAGCTTGCTCCGATCTTGCTGCCCAGATTGGCCCAAAACTCCAATCTGCCAGCGAAGATAATGAGTTCTTGATTGGAAAAGTCGCAGAATTAGAGATTAGGCTGGCCGAAGCCGAAAAGCAAAATGCCCTTCTCCGTAGCTGGGTCGCAGAGATCGAAGCCCAGCAAAATCGTAAATGGAAGTCGTGCTAATACCCCCATAATTCCAAAGGATACCCCCGTGACATCAGCGAAAGATAAATACAGGGCAGCAAAGAAAGAAGCCGAAGTGAAGGCCAAAGCGAAAGGCAAAGAGCCAGAGCCCTACATCCCAGTGGTGACCGATTGGGAAGCTCCTTTACCTTTGGGGCCAACTACCAGCGATAGCGTGCCCCCTTTTCCCCTGCACATTTTCCACGACAAGATAGCAGAAGCTGTTGACCTTCTGGCCCAAGCCGTTCAATGCCCGATAGATTACGCTGCCACCAGTGCCCTTTCTGTGGCAGCCGGGTGTATCGGGGCCACCCGAAAGGTCGAAATCAAGGACGGATATACCCACACTGCCCGGCTGAACCTTGTTCTTGTTGGCCCCTCATATGCCAAAAAATCCCCAGCAATGCGAAAGCTAATGGAGCCGGTCCGACGGGAGCAGGATCGTCGGTCCGAAGCTGGCTTGCTTTGCAGGGTAATCAATCCCCGAGAAAAGCATCCCCAATTGAAAATTTACCCACCGGGTGAAGGGGAATTGTACGTCACGGATATGACAGCCGAAGGGCTTGCCGAGCTTTTGTATTGCCAGCGACGGGGCTTGATTATTCATAGCGACGAGATCCTCGGGTGGCTTCTGGGGCAGAATCAATACAGGGGTGGCAAAGGGGGGGATAGGCAACAATTTCTCACGCTGGCAGACGGGGGCAATCTTACCATCGTTCGTAAGGGTTCCAAAAACACGATCAGCCTTTCAGCCCCAACCGTAACCTTGATGGGATCGGTGCAGCCTGCCCGATTGCCAGAGCTATTCCAATTTGACGACGGCTTTGCTGAACGCTTTTGCTGGTGCTACCCGAAAGAATTGCCCGAGCAGGGGGAAGACGGGAAAAAGTGGGAAACTTCCCATTGGGTAACTTGGAGGGAAACATGCCGAAAACTTTGGTCGATCCCAATGGATTTAGCCGAGCCGACGCTGGCAACCGATCAAAACCCAGAGCCCCCGTGCCCCCGTCATACCCAAGATAGAAAGCTGCGCCTGACAGAATCGGCTTGGGAAGTCTGGTGCGAAATGCGAGACGCATTGGCTAAAGAATGCAACGACCCTTTATTCCCTCCCCAGCTTCGGAGCTTCTGGGGAAAATCGAAAGACCTTTGTGCAAGGCTTTCGCTAATTATCGAGCTTCTTGATTGGGCCAGCACACCGGGTCGGGAGCATGATCCGGAGCCTACAACCGTTTCGGGGGTATCGATGGCAAAGGCAGCCGAAGTGACTGAATACTTTCGCAAACATGCGGCTAAGGTAATTGGAATAGGGCATATGGACAGCCGTATCCCCGATGTCGAAGCTGTGTGGCGATGGATTATCAACGGGAAGCGTTGGACTTTTACCCGTGCTGAGGCTTGGAGTAGCTTATGCCGAAACAAGCGTTTTTCGTCGATTGAAAAGCTGAATGGGCCTTTGAGCTATCTCTGCAAATTGAATTGGCTTCGGGCAGTGGATCGACCTTTTACGGGGGTCGGTAGGCCCCCCCTGCCTGAGTATCACGTAAATCCTGAAAAGAAAGAAGTCTGAAAATGGAAGAAAGATTCAGGGAACAACAGGATCGAATCAGAATATACACGGGCAGGCTGGCCGATATCTCATCCGAAGAATTGATAAGGCAAAAGCTTTGGCTGGAAAGGTGTATAAACTTGGAGCAATTCCAAATGATCAGAGCAAGAAGGCAGATATCTAAAATTGAATCCGAATTAGAAAAAAGAAAATATCCACGTTTTTAGCTATTTCCGCTATAGCAATTTTGTTATAACATTTTCTAAGCTGGCCCCGAAGCAATTGGGCAGACGGGCAGCAAGGAGAAAACCGATGACAACCGAAATTGATCGAGGAGGCTTGGGCCAACTACTTTACCCAGCGAGCAAGTAATGCCAACAATCAGAATGACGGAGCAGGAAGTGAACGACCTGATCCTGAAAATGGGCAGCAATCTAACAGTTAGAAAAGCCCGAATCGAAGCCCTCGAAGGGCAGGAAGACAAGCCGATTTTCTTGCCCTTCGCTGCCCCCAATCTTTCGATATCCCCAGCCCCAACCCCAACCCCAGAAAAGCCCAAGCGACGGGGCAAATTCAACAACAAAATTACCATTTTCGACGGGCAGACTTTCCATTCCCTCGGGGAGCGAGACCGTTGGATCGAATTACTACGGCTGCAAGCCATCGGGCAGCTTCGGGGATTGGAAAGGCAGGTTGAGTTTCCCTTGATCGTAAACGGGGAAAGGATCAGCACTTACACGGCTGACTTTTGCTATTGGGAAATCGGCAAAGCTGGGGAAGAAATCTATATCGTTGAAGACTTCAAAAACCCTTCAACTGCCAAAAGAAGGGACTACGTTATCCGCAAAAAATTACTCTATGCCTTATACGGGCATAAGATCAGAGAAACTATGAAACTCCCGAAAGGGGGAAGGAAGAAAAGGAAATGAATATCTCTAAATTATTCCTCGATATGATCGGGTAAGCCCACAAACGCTGGGACGCATTTGCTGCCCGTAACCGACAGGTCCCCGTTGATACACTTCGCTTGTGTGCGGGGATCGAAGGCCAAAGCCTGTATAAGTCTTGGCTGGGGAAATCCTCGGTCAACATTGCAAGGCTTATCGAGGCAATCCAATCGGGTGACCCGGCTGGGCTTATCGGGATCAAGGAAACGGTCTACGATCTTGTTGCCGATCCTGCTTTGTTGCTGGCAATCGAGGAAGATAATAAGGCCAGCAATCTGGCAGAGAAGCCTTTTCGGGATATCGAAGACATTTTAAGAGACAATTCCCCGGGCAGCTCCCCGGGCAAGCCCCCCGAAGGCTTCGTCCCAGCCCCCGAAGGATTCACTGGCTGGCTGGGGGCTTATCGATACCAAAGTCGAGCCCCTGATCCCAGAAGCCCCTTTGGAGAATCAATAATGGGACATACTTATGCCGAGAAAAAAGACCCCCTCGATATCGAAGGGGCTTGGAAGATTTTGTAAGGGATCGACCAAGCCCCTAGCAATAATCTTGGCAAAGATATTGTACCAAATCTTCACCTATGCTGTCAAGATCATGGACGGCCAATAATAGCCCCAGCGACATTACCGACCGTTCGCAGAGCTGCCCCAACCACTCCCAGCACCCCCGAAGCCCCACCCCCATTCCCAGCTACGACGTTTCGGCGAACCACGACTTGCTGACGGACGATCACCGGTTGGGCATGAACCGCAAGGGGGGCAGCGTAGACCGGAGCAACTTGCTGACGGACGATCACCGGTTGGGCATGAACCGCAAGGGGGGCAGCGTAGACCGGAGCAACTTGCTGACGGACGATCACCGGTTGGGCATGAACCGCAAGGGGGGCAACGTAAGCCGATCCCGTCGAGAATCCGCGAATCTCAAGGGTCTGGGTAGGTGCGTCTGTGTAGGCCCCAGAGCAGCCCCCAGAAAAGCCTTGCGAGTAAGCCCCTGTGGTGAAAGCTGCCCCAGCCGAAGGATTGATACGCAAACAATCCCCAGCGAAGGAATTGCCAGCCCCGAAAGCCAAAAGGCCCAGAGCGGTCAGAATTGCAGAAAATCGCATAAAATCTCCTTTGAAGAAAGACAGAAGGGTAACGTAGCTTTACGCCCGATCTGACAGCGAAAAAGATATTATCTCAAAGAATCTGCCCGATACAATCACTTTTTCGCTTTTCTTCGATCCTGCCAAGCGTGAACGACGTTAAGTTCCTCCTGCGTTAAGGCAGGCTTGTTTTTGGGCATTCTGCCTTCGACGACTGCATTCAGGATATCCCCCCGAATTAAGTAGTCGATCTTGTCGGGGTCCCCAGTCAGTAGGGGCAGATTCCCACCCTTCCCGTGACAGGATACACAATTTTTTGCCAGAACATCCTTGATGGTAACCCCTTCGGCTTTCAAAGGCTGGGCAGGATTGGGGGAAACATCTACGGGTGGTCTGGTCTGCCCCCCTGTCTGGGGAGGGGCTTGATATCGCTGGGATTCTTGGATCATCCGGTAAAGCTCGTCGGCGACATCTTTGGCAAATTGCTTCTGCCGAATCTCGTCACCGATTCCCGCAGCGTAGTCGCTACGGGTCTGCACCAGAAATGCCTTTGGCACAAGTACAATGTTTTCATGGGCTTGGTGGTAGATCGGAGCAGCATATACGGGGGCAGCGTAAGTTTGCCCCCCGACGATTACCCTACGACAATCGGAGTGGGCTTCGGGGAGCATCAAAGCCCCGAAAAAAGCCAGAAGCCCGAAGGCTGCAAATAGTTTCACTTTTTCTTCTCCCCGAGGAATTGCTTTTTAAACTCGTTAATGGCTTCTTCGATCAGCCCATCTTTGAGTAATAATTTTACCCGTTCTTCATGCTCTTTGCAAGCATCAAGGAGCAAATAGCATTCCCGTGCGACTCCCCCTTGCTCCGACGATTCCCAAGAGTCACGGGATATCGACCGACCGACGACCAATTCGTTAGGGCCAATCTCGACAGGCTTCTTTGCCAGCACCGCAACCCGAAGCTGGGCAGGGCTTACCCCCAATTCTCGGCAAGCATCGTCAATTTTCAAAGGTCTATCATATTGATCTCTGTACTTTTGAAATCTGACAACCGTTTCGGCTGGTGTCCAAGATTTTTTTGTCTTTGGATCGAACGTAGTTTGCTCAATGAAGCGAAGGTAAGGGGCCTGCCACCCCTTTATTTTGTATTCCCAATCAAGATAAAACTCTTCAACCTTTCGGGCTTTCTCCCTTTGCTTTGCAGGGTCATCGTCTTGGGCTTCTAGCTTTATCCCAGCTTCCAAAGCTGCCTTTACTTGCTCGTTGAAGGGGATAAATCCACCCATCGGGGCATGGCAGACGATGCAAGACATATGCGTTCTAACGTCTGCAAATTTATCAATCTTGCTATCGACTTGGGCAAGGTCAGAGGGGGCAATCTCGACCCGTTCATCTTTGTCGTTACAGAGAAGCCCAGCCTGTGCCCCGTTCGGCAAGGTAGCTAGAATTTCCGAACCGTCTGCCCCGATCTCACCTTTTGATATTTGCCCAAATCTTCGACGATGATCTTTATCGCCTTGCGAGCGGAAAACGTCAAAGGTACGGCTGACATTCCCGTAAGCCGAAGGAGTTACCCGAATTGCCCTTGTGCGAAGGGCAACAAAGCTTCCTGCCCCATTCCCGTCAAGCTTGCCTAATGCGATGCCCCCAACCCGAGGATCGACCCCCAGCTTTTTCAGGGCTTCGGCTGAAACGTCTGCCCCCCAAATCGTCTCGAAGTCTTTACCAGTCGCTGGGAAATTCGCATCGCCTTTTTTTTCGCTGGGGATCACTCGGGGAAAAGGGCTTGCTTCGACGGCTGGTTCAATCACAATATCTTTGTAATAAGTAAACGAACCGGCTGGGTATTCCTTCCCGTCCTTCCACTTCCCCCCTTCCCAAGAAACTACTTTTCGCTCAATCTTTGCGGGTCGGCTGATCCCCGAAGGGGGCAGAACAATCCCGTCTGGGTGTCTTTGCTTCCCATAAAGGATATCGTAATAGCTGCCCACCCGATTGGATTCAATCGTATCTCTAAAGAACTGCCAAGCGTTCAAAATTACTCCGGCTGCCAGCGTTTCCTTATCTTGCTTTACCCCTGTGAAATCTCGAACAAATTGGGTAACAAGGTGTGGGATATTCGGTTCTCGAAAAAGATAGTCCCGATTCCCAACAACCTGCCAGCCCGTGCGTGTCCAATTCGGAGCGTCCCGAACATCAAGCCGACCTATTAAATTATCTTGTAAGTATTCAAGCCTTACTATTCTGGGGCTTGCCGAAAGATGATTAAGCCAAAAGGTAAAAATCCTTTGGAAGTCTGCCCGATCAGCCGGGGGCAGGGTATGAAAAGAAAACCAAATCTGAAAAGGGATCTCTTCGGGTCGATAAATTCGATTGTCAACAAGCCGGACGATATCTTTGGCAACTTCCACAACCACCAAAGCTGGGGAGATGATCTGAGCGTCTTTATCAATTGGGGCAGCCAATACATACGATAAGGCCAAAGCCGAAAACATATTTTTACCTTTTTCTTTTTGGGAACCTTAGATTATCTAACAGAAATGCAACGAATAGAATAGCGATTATAAGGGTGAGCCATTTAGCCAAAGGTTCTACGGCTGCCAGCCCAATCTCTAACCTTTCGATCATTTCTTTATCTCAATAGCATACCCAGCCTGACGCAGGGCATCAATTAGTTTTTCGGCATCGGCTGCAACCGAGATCGTGATAGCCTTTGAAGGATTGGCTTTATCATCTCGGGGCTTGTATCCTAAATTGTACATACGAGAAGCATCCCGAGCCGTTGGGAAGCGGACGTTGCGAGAATACGTCGGTTCCATCAGAGCCCCTGTGCCGACGTGATCGTGGTCAAGCCCCAGAGCGTGCCCGATCTCATGGGCAGCGACCCGCACCATTTCTATCATCGAAGCCGGGGGGTTCTCTGCTATACCCCAATTCTCGGCATTGTCATACAATTGTTCTTTTGCAACAAGCGTTCCGTCTGACAATTCAGAATAAGCCAGAATGTTGCGGGGGCCATCGGGTCGGCCATCTTCTCGCATCAATACCCCAAACCGAGACCGCACCAAAGCTTTAGCCTCGTTGGGCTTCCAGACCTGTTTCCCGTCTGCCCCAGCGACCCAGCTTCCAACATTCACGGGTTCGATATTTAGCCAGCGTCTCCAAGTCTGCCAAGCAATCTCGAAAGCTTGAATAATATCCTCGGGCTTCAATCTGCCAACATATCCCGAAGGATCAATAGACCACGTGATCTGATCGGTTGGGAATCGCTTCGCTCGGAAATTATCTTGCAGCCGTGGACGATCCCCGCAAAAGTAAAGGGGGATATCATCCTCGACAAGGGCTTGAGGGGCAGGCTTTTCTACCACCGCAGGCGGTTGGGGTATCGGAGCTTCTTGATTTAGGCCAGCTTCCTTGCGAAGCCATTGTAGGATCAAAAGGGCCAGAGCCCCGAGAAAGAATATCAGGATAGCGACCAGCTTACTCTTTTGGGCTTCAGTGAACCAGCCCCCCGACCCGATTGCAGGGGCAGGGGCAGGAACGGGGGCATCTTTGGGGCTTTGTGCATCTGACATAAATTCTTCTCTTCGGATTATTTAGTTCTTTTGCTATCTTATTTCATTCCTTTTGAGTTGACAATATATCCGCTATAGCTATAGTGAGATTGTTGCCCAAGCACAACTAAATAGGGAGAATCTAGCGGTTATGTCAATTTCCAAAGACCTGCGAGTGCTAATTGCACAATCTGGGTGTAACATTACCCAGCTATCTAACAAATCACGTGAAGGGGGAGCCGAAGGCATCAGCCGAACCTTCCTTGCCGAATTTATCAAAGGGGAGAAAAGGCTGACCCTTGAAAAAGCCGAAATTCTGGCAGCCGTCTTGGGCAAAGCTATCAGCTTGACAAGCCCAAAGAAGGAGAAGTAAGCCGATGGCTACCCCTCACGAAACAGGGCTTCCCGATTCATTGGAAGATTGATCTTGTTTCTTTAACTTTTCAATTTCCGCAAGGATTAAGGCTTCTTTTTCCTTCGCATCCTTTCGCAGGCTTTCAAGATATTCCTGTTGCTTTTTGATCCTTGCAGCTACAACCGCAGGATGATTTTTATAATCCTCATACATTTGCTTGAGGGTCATATTCTCAGCGAGAATAGCATCGCTTGCCTTTTTGATCTCATCCATTTGCTTTTTGATCCGTTCGTTTTCTGCCAGCACCTTCTCGATATCGGCTTTGCATCGAGCCTCTAGTTCTTCCCGTTGGGAAGCTGCCCGGCGTGCCCCGTCTGCGAGATCGTTCTGGGCATTGATAAGCCCCTGACGCATCTCATCCCGTTGTTTGGATATTTGCTCCAATTCTTTTTTGAGCTTTGAAACTTGCCCCGTAAGGGAAGCAACTTCGGACTCAGCCGATTGAATTTCGGCCAGCTTATCGTTGATCTTTTCAACGATTGAATTTAGGGAATTGATACCATCCTCAAAATTCCGCTTGACCAGCCCAAAAGCCTTTTTTAGCTCATCCATTCTTCGACGTTCCTTTGATTATAATTTTATACGCTCGCATTCAATCCGTGTGACACCTTCAACCCCAGACACGACTTGGGCAACCACTAGGGGGCCATCATTCCAGCGAGCGTACAAAGATATTATATCCCCTTCAATGCAAATTGTAGTATCTCCTGTTACTGGCTGTTGGCCTTGAGCACTTTCACGGCCGGCGTCCACCACAAGTATGCTTTCGGAGTTTGGTATCAGAATTCCGTTTTTGAACAGAGCTGCCGTCATGTAACCAGCCCCACCCATAATAGGAACAATGTAACCTCGCCACATGCCTTTGAACGTATATCTACCATTCGAAGGGATGGTCATATTTAGACCAATGTTTGTCCAACCCGGGCCCATAAAAATGTTGTAAACACCCGGTGCTAAACTTTGCTCGGCATAATCCAGCCCAGAGCCAGCCGTTGAAACCAGACCCGAGGTTACGGCTGATCCATCAATCAGGGTTGCATTTGCTCCCGTTGTGCCTGTCCACACTATGCTCGTTCCAGACCAAGAAAGCCCTGTGCCAAGAGAAATTTCTTGTGCGTTTGCAGTCGATCCCGTTGAGTTGCCAACCAATCGTTGCCCTGATAGTTGTTGGAACTTAGCGAAAGTCACAGAATTGTTTGCGAGCTTCGCGGTGGCGATGCCCCCCGTATTGATTGATAAGGTATAGTTCCCACCAGCCCCCCCGTCTGTGCCCGTCAATACCCCAGATTCAAGGGCAAGGGCTCGTTCGTTGGTCAAAGTTGCATCGGTAGCCAAACAAAGGAATTGGGCATCGATAGGGGCAGCCGTTCCAGTCACGGTTACTTTGTTTCCTGATCGCTCCGCCGTAAAGCCGGAGCCTACAAAATCGACCGTGTTTACTGTCCCCGATGTCCCGAGATTACTTCCTTCGTCCTGCCATTGGATCCCCGTTTGAAAGCTGCCCCCCGATCCAATCGTGTCAACGATCCCACCCGTAAAGTGATTGCCAACAGGATCGGTTCCGGTGGCCCCTTCGACCGTTGCAATCCCGTCCCCGACTAGATATTTAATCTTCGCTTGAATATACCCGTTGGCCCCGAGGATATACCCGTCCAAAGTTGTTGGCATCGTTGGAAATCCGATCCAATACCCATCAGCTATCGGCCTGACGGCTGAGATCAGACTATCACAATATGCATAAGTCCCGAAAACAGGATGCTGGTATTGGTGGGCAAAAGTGAAGGCCCTCGATACCCCTGTTGCAGTTGATCCTGCCCGGATGCGGACTAGATCACTCACCCCTGCACTAACGGGGGTATCCCCAAATGCTGCCCCTTCTCGATACCAGTAAGTGTCGATGTTGCATAGAAGGGCAGGGTAAGTATAACCATCAAAGTCGGGGAAAGTGCCCCCGACGTTCCTTCTCCCCAAATAAACGCATTTGCCCCCGTTTACCCCCGGTATGCTAAAAGGCCCCGAAGCCCCGGGTGCCCCTGATATCTGGAAAATATCTTTGTCGGCTTCGGTGTTCGCTATCCCAAAGCCGTCCGCAACTTTTGTCCCCTGCCCCAGCTTTTGTAAATCCCATTCGTCTGGATCAAAGCTAATATCTCCCCGGCTGGTGTCGCTGGCAAGGACAGGGGTAATCTCAGCCGTGCCAGCCGAAGGGTTTGTTACTTCGCTATAATTCAGCAAAAGGGTATCAATCCCCGAGAAGCTGGCCCCGTAAGTGTCCTCAACGGTAATCCCTGCCCCGTTCCCAGAATCTTGCAAGGCATCGGCATTAACAAGGGGGAAGCCCCCTGAGCGAGAAATCGAAAGGGGGGCAGAAAATTTTAGCCCAGCAATCGGTTCCAGTTTATTCAAAAGGCTAGATAATCTTGCAGCCGTGATAGGGGATAAAGGCCCCGGTGGGATATTGATAGGCACAATTAAGCCCCCCAATAACGAAACATCTCATAAAAGTCCGTACTATCATACAAAGGTTTGCCAGTCATCGTCCCATCATTAGTTGCATAATAATAAGACCAAGTATTATCTGCCCCCCGATCTGGCAGCAGATTATGCCCCCGAATAGATGAGCCGGGGTCACCGTTCGGGGGATCGAAAAACTTAAATTTAAGGGTGATATGATTGGCAAAATATGCTTGCCAATCATCGGTCACAAGGGGGATCGTGACCGGCTCAAATTCGACCGAATCTAAAAGCAAAGTACCGGCTGCCCGTCCGAATGTTGTCGCGTTATTCAATTTCCCAATGCAAGCCTCGATTTTGACGGGGACGCCGTCGGCATTGTGCGTGTACTCTTGAGGCACAAATAACCATTTTAAAGTTATGTCTGCCTTCCTTTCTGGGTATGAAATGTTTGCGGGAGTAGCCTGCCCGGTTTTTGGCCCTTCTGCCCATAGGAATGATCCGTTTTCGATGGTAATGAGATCGGGGGCAGGCTGATAGTACAGCCTGCAAAATCTTTCCCATTCCTCGTATTCGCCTGTGTCTGGGTTATATACCTCATCGTCTGTATAGACTTTGAAGTATAGCGGGGAAAATTCGACGTTGAAGTCAGCGATAGAATACATTGACGTTTCATCTTGCCTTTTCCATTCGGGCAGATTTTCCCCGGTGGTCTCTTTGCCTATGAATTTCTTCCCCGTATAGGAAAGCTTACGTGCGTAAAGGTTCGGATAGCTGGGGTGCCGAAGGGGGATCAGCCGACGAAGGACAGCCCCTCCCCCAGATATGTAATCTACCCAAGCTGCCCCCAAGATAAAGACAGTTGCGTCGTATCTTTTCTCATAGGGAAGCTGATAAACGACGTTCGATTCTGCCCCGTCCAAGCTGATCGAAACAGTGCCCGGGCTTTGGTCGGCCACCTTTTCTATCAATTCTTGTATCGAAAAATCGGGCAGCTGGATATTTAAGCTCATTAGTAATCTCCGACGGGAATCTGGGCCATGCGAGTGCTTATTTGCTCATCTTTGGAAAGCCCGAGGAAGCTTTGCAGGACTTGCTTTATATTCGCGTTTAAGTTCTTCAATTCCCGTGTTTCTGGGCTTTCAGAGGCCCCGGCTGCCATCTGCCTTGCCTTCTGCCCAAGCTCATAAAAGCTGGTGTAGCTGGCTTGATTGCTTGCAGCCCCGACCGAGGACTTTGGCCCCCCGGGGAAGAAAGAAGACCCAGCCCCAGAGCTTTGATTGCCCCCAATCGAAAGTTTGTTTTGAAGCCACTGGACCTTCTTGCTTACCCAATCGATAACATCCCCGATAGCTTTGACAAAATCAATCAAAGCACTGAATACCTTTTCGATTATCGGCATGATAGGGACCAGCTTGCTTGCTGCCTGAAACAAGCCTTTGAAAAGGCCCCCGATTGCATCCCAGAAGCCCCCCATCGTTTCAAGAATCCCTTTCATGACATCAGACACCGCACCGAAGAGGGAATCAAAGAGATTGGCGATAGGATCGAAGACCGAGAAGGCTTCCCCGAAGATATCGAAGACCTTTGTCAGGGCCTGCAAAAGCAAATTTAGGGGCTTCAGGATAAAGCCGATGAGCTTGCCGAGAATCTGGAAGGGGGCCAGAATTATCTTCAGCAAAAAGCCTATCGGCTTCAATGCGACCCCAACCAGAGAAAGGGCAGCCCCGACAAGATCGGTAATCACAGATTGAACAGCTTGCAGCACTTCCATTACGCTAAGGAAGGCTTTATAAACGGGCTGGATAGCTGTATAGAATTGGACGGCAAATTTACCTAACATCTCAACTTGCTGAACAGTATTTGCCAGCCCGTTGCTCGCCAATTCCATGAACAGGGGCAGAAGCTTCTCAGCTACGGAAATCAAGCTATTTACGACCGTACCTATCGAGCCTTGAAGCTGCCCGACAACCTGCATCATGGGGTCGAAGGCTTTGGTAACCAGCTTATCCAAAAGATCGAGGACAGGCCCAAGAACGGTAACGAGCTTGCCCCCGAGTAAAGCTACCATCGACCCGATCTTTCCCGCAAGGATTGAAGCCTTTACCGAAAAATCTGCAATCGATTGGATTGTTGCTTTTAGGATCGGGGAAGCATTGAGAAGGGCATCGGCCAGCCCCCGAATCGTCTTTGTGACATCGGCAAGAACAGGAACAAGTATCTTACCGAATACGGCTTGAAAGTCTTTTGCAGCTAGGGCAAAGCGATTGTAGACGGCTGGGGAAGCAAGCTGCACAAACTTTCCAATGCTGGCATCAATTGCCCCGATTGCAGCCGTAGCGGACTTGGATAATTTGAGAATAGAATCCCCAAGCTCATTGAGCTTATCGATCAGCTTTTGAGGATCAAGCTTGTCCATTGCCGTTTGGAGCCCTGCGACGGACTTGGATGCCAGTTGGCTTGCCATTCCTATCGGTGTTGCCATTGTCTTTCTTCCCCTCGCGTCTGCGTCTGCGTTGGGTTTCGGCTGGGCCTTCCCTCTGCGGTGGTGGTACTTCCCCGGGCTTCCTTCGGGGCTTCACTTGCAAGCCCAGCCGTGCTATCCCTTGCTTGAGATAGCTCTGAGCCTCTTCCCTCGTCATCTTCTCCCCGTCCGTTACGGGGGTAATCGGCTTGCCTGCCTTCAATCGTTCAAGCTTAATCGCTGCCCTCAATCTGATCCAAACCTGTTGGTCTGACCAGCCTGCAATATCGTCAAAGGTCAAGTTAGGACAGTAAATAAAAAGCTGTTCGGCAATCCATTCGTAGCTTAGGATATGCCGTGCTTTTTCAATACTGCCCTGATTGCTTTTGGGTCTTTATTGCCCTCGCTCTCAAGGGTCATCAATTCAAGCTCGGCTTGCTTCCAGACTGCTTGCATTCCGTCAATTATGGTTTTGAACTCATCCCCAGCTTCAAGGAAGAACATTTGAATTTCTTGTTGGGTAGCTTCTCTTAACTCTGGTACTAGCGTTCTAATGTAAATATACATCATGGCAGGGGAAGCCAAAAACTCTTCAACCTCGGGCTTTTGCAGGAAGCTGGGGCTTGTCAGCGAAGCAATTGCCCGATCTAAGAAAGATGCCTTTTCTTTGGGATCGTCAAAGCCTTTTGACATCTCAACGTATTCCTTGCGAAATACGGCTCGGACTTGCTTCTCAATCTCGGCATAGCTTTTTTGGGTCAACCAATTTACGTGGTACGTCTTCCCCTGATATTCGATCTCATGAGGCCCCGATTGGGGGCCAAAGACTGTTGCTCGATCCATCATTTATTTCTAGCTCCAATTCTCAGCAACGATGCTATTGACGTGGAAACCCCAAGAGAAGTTAGCCCCGTCTGTAATGACCGTGCCCAATTCGCAGTTAGATAAAACCACCGATACGGTAATCCCGATATCTGGTTTTTTGACGATTAGATCAAGCTCGATCTCAGCATCATTTCCAATGACAATATTGACATCGCTGGGAATCTGCCCCAGCGAGAAGCGACCAGAAACGGTTCCGGTTACTTCTGTAAGTCCAACAATCTTTTGGACAAGGGACTTTCCCCCGGCTGTAATCGCATTCTCGAAATTTGTAGTTTCGAGCAGATTGGCGTTTTCGGATATTCGCCATTCGCCTGCAAATTCTAGGGACACGCCCCCAGCATTAACGCGACCGTATTTCCCCGATAATGGTTCAGCCATGATATCCCCTTTTTAGACTGCGATGCCTGCAAGAAATAAGCGTATCTTAGCTGCGTTTGTACTGTCAGCGTTCGTAAATTTTAGGGTCTTTTCCGTGCTCGAGACATCGACCCCAGCAAGAGGACTAACGGCAATGTATCCCCCGTTTGCCCATACCGATTGCTTCCAAGAAGTCGTTTCCCAGAATCCTTTCCAGCCGTTGCTGGCCCCCGGCTCCATCACGATCTTTGAAGCCGTGACCCCTGCAACAGTATCTATTGTTACGATAATCATTTTAACAACATCGAATGCGAAGGCATCCCCTGTGATCATATCGGCAAGCGTTGTAAGATCGATTGTTGTATTTGCCGAAGGTGCAAGCGTAATAACTTGCTCGTGCAAAGTATCAACCTGCCCGTCGCCAACACCATAGGTAAAAGCCGTTGAAAACTTTGACTTCGTTGAAGACAGATTAGCAGCGTTACCGGTAGCAAGGGCATCGGCAATCGTCCAAGAAAGGGTTAGCTTTTGGGTAAATTGCTTGATCGAAATACTCATATCGTTCCCCTTCTGGATTCAGTAACTTTGTAGACAAAACCCAAAGCCGAATAATCACAATTATTTGCAAGCTGCGAAGGATCGAACGTTGGATTGGGGATATAATCCCAATCTACAAAAGGTATCTGGGGGATGTTCCCATAACAAGCAAATCGCACTTGCTGCCTAATGTAAGGCAGGACATCCACCGTTGGCCCCCCAGCTTTATCCGCATCCTGTGCCGTTAGAATAATAATCAAGCAAGAATAAGATACTAAGATCGAATCTTCAAAGTTCAAATCTTGTACCTCATCCCCTGCATAGGTCAACATTATTAAAGGATAAGTCTTATCACTTGGCAAAGACCTAGGGTATTTTCGTATAACTATCTCAGTATCTGGGGGCAATTCGTTTGAAGGATCATCTATCAATTCTTTGATCTTTTCAGCAAGCCCCTCAAGTATCTTACCGTGATTGGACTTTGCGACGGCTGGGATACTCATAGCGTCGCCCTTTCCAGAATCGTCTGGCAGACAGCAAGCAAATTACCCCAAAAGAAAGTAACTTCGAGGACTTGGTAATTCGCAGTCCCGTCCGTAATTCGATCCCCGACTGTTACTTTAACTTGCGTTTCACTATCGCTATAAAGCGAAAACGTGCAAGGCTGCCCAAAGATGATCCCCTTACTTAGATCGTTGTATTTCTGACCAATGATCGTATAGGAATTAGAGTAGTCCTCGTTTTCGTCTCGATTCCAGACGGTAAGCCCAATCGAATAAGGGGCCATCAATTCCCGATACTTTGGAAATTCTTCTATCGGATTTACAAACGTCATACGTTGAACTCCGTTACAATTTCCCACGGATTGGTGGCAGCTTCGACTTCAAGCTGCCGCAAATAAGAAGCCCGTGCTTTATCCACCTGATCTTGCAACATTTGCTCGTATGTTACGTAGTCGATCCTTGAGCCGTCTGGCAAATCAACGATAGGGGTAGCTTTATCGGCAAATTCCGTGCGAAAATTGATAAGCCTTTCGAGGGCCAGCGTGTAGGATTCTTTCGCTTTTATCGTCAATTCGTCGGCCATTTGCTACCCTTTTTAGGCTGATATCTGGGGCGGCTTACTTTGTTTCGGTTAATCGGCTTTTAAGGCTGCCCGGCTTCGCTGGTTCAGGGTTTGGGAAATCAGTTGAAGAATCAACTTTGGTTGGGGCTTCGGCTGCAAGCTTGGCAGCGTATTCCTCGGCCAGCTTCTCCTCGGCTGGGGTCGAGAATTTTAGATCGGGGCCAGCTTCGGAGCATTTCCAGACGTTCGGGGACGATCTCATCCCGTAGTATTCCATTGCCTTTTTGATTGCTTCGTCTTGATGGGCAGCCATGCAGACAAAGGGTTCTTTTTCGTGGTTGGGGTGAATAACAACCGTTTTCACCAAAGGCAGCGTGCTTGCTGGCTTGGCAGGAGTGGCCAAAGGAATCGGCTTTGTTTCCATCTTTGAATTCTCATTTAGTTAGTGGTAAAAATACGGGGGATAGGAACCGGTTCCTATCCCTTTTCACTACGGGGTTTGCCCGGTGTTGTTAGGTATCGATACTTTGAGACGTATAGCGAGGTTCCAAAACCGCAGCTACACCAGCTTCGTGGCACTTCACTTGATAAACGATATCCTGACGGAACTCAGCCTCGGCTCCGGCTGGTGCGTAACTATAGCTGATCGGGAACCATTCCCGATACCCAAAAGCTCGGTTGAAGATACCCAGCCACCACATCGATTCAATTTGACTTTCGGTATACCCAGCATCGGTCAGAATTTGCCAGATATACGGGCTTGTGTATGCAGGTGGGATCTCCTGCAAGGGGTTTCGTCCCTCCGACCGAATCGAGGGAGACGTAGCTGTTTGCCCCGTTGAAACGCTTGTCACATCCAAAGCCGAGCGGAACGCCCAATCGCTTTGTTGGGGGTAAAGCAAACGCATTTCCGACAATGGAATGTTGATTACATTGTTGGTGTAAGGGTCTCGAATCTTCGAGAAAAGCATTTGCTGTTTGAAGATGTTGTTACTATTCCAGCTTCCCGGCGTGACAGATACACCCGTCCGTTTGTTCACCCAATTGCCAGTGGTTAGATACGTATTGTAATTCGTCCCCTTCCAATTGTAGGTGTTGGTAAGCCCCATCACTGCGTTCAGGATCTCAAGCTCCTTGCGAAGCGCTTGCTGGTAACCAATCGTCATGGCTTGGTTTTGGAGATCCCCCCCGGTGCGGTCTTGCACAAGGGCTTCAATCGTAATAGCGAGGATCTGCCCGTATTTTGCGATAGCTGGCAGGTTGATCCAATCCTCAACGATTTTCGTTTGAGGATAAGCCGTGCCGGGGCCAACTTTGGTGGGCAAGTTAATCGCCTTGCTGACCCCCGGAACTTTCAATTCCCCGAGGATTGCAGCCACCGAGGGTTCTTGAATTGTGCGGACAAGCTTGTCCCCGATAAAGCTGGGGTCTTCATACCCTCGCTTGACTTCCCGAACGAGAAGCTGCCCCGTAATGTTGGTAAAGGCTGAGGGATCGATACCGACGACCGATTCTTGCGCCCGCCCCCAATAGGTCTGCCCGTTCTTATCCATCATCCCCGAGTTGGCCCCGTGCGAAAATTGCAACAGGTACATCTGCCAATTGGAGCCCAGAAGCCCCTCAGCAAATCCTGCCAAAGACATTTCTTGAAAAGACTTCTCGAATTTGCCTTTGTTGAAGGCTTCGACGGTTCTTTCAACCTTAATATGAAAAGGCATATCTGGCCTTTTCATTACTTCTCGCACCTTTTCACCAATGGTGCGACCCGAATCTTTAACGAACATATTCCAAATCTCCCAAAGGTAAAAGGTCTGCCAAGACTATTGCCTTTCGGAAATTCTTACCCAATCTTATCAGCGAGCGGTTGGCATCAGCTTAGATAAGATCAAAACGACGCACTTGCTGGGATTCGTGCCAGTGGTCTGGCTGATACCAATAGCTTTGGTAAGGGAATCGACAGGCACGACCTTTTGGTCTTCCAAAGCGTTACCCGATTGCTTGGCTGGTCCAACAAAAGCCCCAATCGTATAAGTCCCGGGGGCTGCATCGTATTCGATGCAGCCCGATACGTTCACCGTGATCTCGTTGTTGTTCGGCTGCCCGACAACCCGGGCAACATCTGCCAGCTTATCGCAGTTGGAAAAGCCCAAGAAAAGGGCAGCAAAATTCGTTTGCGTAGTTGCCAAATCAGTGTCCCAAGCCGTGTCCGAAGCTTTCACCAGCGTATTGGAAGAAAGCCCGACGAGATCCCCCATAGATACGGCTTTTGCCGTAGCGACAGGAACCGTGACGGGAAATGTCCATGGGTTACTGATAATTCTGTTAGCCACAATTGAACCCTCGAAGAGTTATTAAATCAAAGAACCTTTCAGACAAAAAATTTTACTTTTGGGCTTCCCCGAACAGTTGATCGACTGTGGGATAGCTTGCAGGGGCAGGGGGAACAATTGCATCGGTTCGAGGCAAGCTTTTTGGCTGGGGATTGGCTGGCTTGGGGCTTCCTTCGACCGTTCGGCTGGCAAAGCCGTTATCGATCTTATCGTTCAGCTTTGAAAGGGTTTCGAGTAGCTTCACATTAAAGCTTTCTTGTGTTACTTCCTCTTCGTTGCTTGTATCCGTTGGAGCTGCCCCGTCCCCTTTGATTAAGGTCAAAAGATCCTGACAGGTCTTGATGATCTTGTTTCGGGCAATCTCGTCGTATTCTGACGAGACTGCGACTTTTGCGATAATCTGCCCGACAAGTTCCGAAAGGGTCGGGACTTCGGCTTCGACAATTTCTTCGGCTTCTTGGGCAGGCCCAGCGACAACGTCTTTCGGTTCCATGTAATTACCTCGGTTGAAAGATTCGGTAATCCCCTCGGTTGTGTTGGGATCAGCTACCAAATCGACAGAAAAAATCTCTATGAATTCTTGGACGACCCTACCCGGCTGATTGGGGGGCCTATCGAATTGAAGCAAGGCATCAATTGAAAAGCCACACCCGTTAGGGTTATTCTCGCACCACCAGAGAAAAGCTTCGACCCCTTCAATATGGGGATTGTAGTGCAGGGTAGCATACAAGCCGTCATCTTTGGCAACGACATCGGTAATCCAGCCGAATCTATCCCCAAATTTACGGTGGCCTTCGATCTGGTGGTTGATATTGGAAGGCTTCCCCTCAAATCGGGGGGCAGAGCTTTTGATTAAATCGGGGGGATAGATTCGGCTGCCATCTCGGGCAGTTGTGCCGAGAATCTTTACTCCTTCGACTACGCATTTCTCCCTATCGACCTTCGGGAAGGAAGGAGACATAGTTAGAATTCGTTCACGAAGCTTAGAGAGCATATTCTAAGTTTTACCAAAATCACTGAATTGTCAAGATAGGTTTTCAATATCTGGGGCAGCCAGTAAATGTGGCTTCGTTATTACTGGACTGCCCCAGCCCGGGGGGTTCCTTTTTAGTCGGCGGACTCGAAAGGGTCGTCCCCCGAATCATCTCCAGCTTGACCATTTTGGGTATCGGTTTTTTCGGTCTGCCCCTCCAATGCTTTTTGGAAAACTGCGTTTGGATCAAGCCCAATTTCTGCCCTTATCTCGGGCTTTGTCATCACACCAATATCAAAATAGGTTTTGTGGCGATTGGCCTGTCTATCGAGATCTCGCGTTTCCAGTGACGGGCAAGTAGCTTCAATCTCGATCCAACGAAAATACTTTTGATCGACCATCCCGAGGGCAGCACAATGGCAAAGGTATCGCCAAAGGAGGGACATATTGGGGTTTATCCTTCGGCGTGCAAAAAAGTTTTTTGCCCTTTTCTGCCAGCGTTTTATACTTCGGTTCATCGGGGCTTCGGATACCAAAGAAGATGTGTAAGCCCCCATATTCTCGCTATTGGAGGTTAGCATCCATTCGGGCATATTTAGGGATGCTGCCACCCCCCGAAGCTCTTGCTGGAAAACTGCGATAAATTCACCAGCCGAGATATTGGCAGAAGGGAACTCATAGTCGATCAAATCATTAGCGTTTACAATCGAGCCGTCCTTAAATTCCTCGATGTTACGTTCTTTGCCCGTGATCGGGTCGGTGGCTGTAACCGAAGTAACCTTTTCTTTGAGGGCATTCCCAGCGTCTTGGGTCGCGTTCTTCATTCGCCGAATCATAGCAATTTTTGCTCTTGCCACTGCGATAGCTGATATCGATTTGCCGAGGGCCTCGATCCTTTTTAGATTCGTGAAGACGGGATAGAATAGGGGCCTGCCCCGTTTGGATGACCTCATTACCCGAATTTTGCTGTGCATAATAAAGGCAGGATCGATAGGTTCGGGGGGTGCGTTTGTAAAGGGGTCGGGGCAGACCCAATATCGTAGAACGGTTTGGACATCATCAGGGTCGGTTTCGATCCCGTATGAGCATTGGGGGGAATTCCCGTTGACCGACCGCACCCATTCCGGTTCGACAAACCTTACCTTCATTGAACCGTCAGATTGTGGAAAAAGCCGAAGGAAGCTTTCCCCGTCGATGTCGTTTCTAACCTGCCACTCTTCCTCGATGTCAGAAAGATCGACCATCTCGCAAAAAAGGTCTATCAGGGCTTGGGCATCTCTGACAAGGCTGCCCAGATTCGGAGCCCCTTCGATTGCCTTCACTTTGTATTGCAGCCCTTCCCCGATTATGTAATTGATTCGGTTTTCAAGCCCCGAGGCTGCATATTCGTTTGTGGCACAAAGAACCCTCGAAATGTTCCGAAGCCACATCAATTCTGTTTCGGTGATCTGGACGGGCAGGTCTTCCCCCATGCCCCGATTGGGGGACAGCGTAGCAGGGTAAGCCGTTTGCAAAAGGGAGTTCTGGGAATCGTAGATCTTTTCCCGAGGATCCCCCCACCAATAATTCGCCTGCCCGACACCGTTGAGGGCCAACATAGCTTCTTGGCAAGCTGTAACAAGGGGATCGATGCCCCCCTGTTTAGCCACATACTCCCGGTAACGCTCATCCACCAGCGATTGCCATTCTTTTTCGGTCATTTGCCGAGCCTGCGTCGATTGTGTTACCATACTAATGCACCCAATAACAAGCTAGATTGAAGCCGTCCGCATAATCAGGCGAGCGTTTTAGTCTTTCCTTCATACGGTCTTTAGATTCTACCAGATATTTATTATCTGGGGTGATGATATATCTGGCCCCTAATAATTCATTCCGAAGCCGATGGAGCATATTCTTAGGAATCCGGCTTAGGTCTATCAAATCTTCTTTTGCATGTTCAAGGGGGGCAATCCAAAGCTCGGATCGAAAATTATGACAGTCTTCTCGGCTAGGTTTCGCTGAAGATTGTACGTCAATAAATTTGAAGCCGTCGGCATTGTCAACGACCCCACCCCCGACCCCAATTCCGTCGATTAGAACGGGAATCTGTTTTTCATCTCTGTCGGCTTTGTACTGCCAACAAAGGCTTTTAAGAAAGTCCGCTACTTGCTTGGTGCTTGCCTTTTTAATCTCGTGAGCTTCCATAAAGGCGATTCCCTTCCTTACCCAAATTGTCGTGGAATCATCCCCGTATCTAGCAACGTCGCAGCCTATTTGAACCTTCCATTTAGGATCGACATCGACAGCGACATTCATGACCCTATTCCAAAGCTGTTCAGTCCAAACCGTATTTATCCCTTCTTGGGGCCAGCGTCCTAGAACCCGAGCGTCTGCAATTGGCCCGGGCAGCCACCGGACTTTTCTCCCATCTTTCCAAGTCAAAACGACTTCGTTGGGATATTCTGGGTCACGATCCGAAAGCCTTGTCCCGTACTCATCAAGCGAAGTAATTACTTGATTCAGCCGAACAGCCGAAGGATACGGTGGGGGCAGCCCGTTTAATTCAGCTTGGATGTTCGGATGTTCAAGCTGGGATATAGATATCACATCCCAAAGCCCTGTTTGCTCTAAGAAATATACGTATGAAGTAATATCTAAGGGATTGTATGTGCATACCCAAGACCCCATGTCTTGAACGCCGGTGTGCATCGAAGTCCCAGCTTCAAAATAAATCGGGTGAATCCCCGTAGCTTCGTCGAAAAATAAGTATACGATCTCCCCGTGCCTGCCCTGAAAGGCTTCCCCCCGATTGGTGGCCCTTGCCATGATATCCCAGCCGGGTCGCATTGAAGCCTCGGGATTGACTGGCTTTAGCCCGGGCAGATTCGGACGGTTCCTGCGCAGCTCCCCAAAAAGGGTATCCTTCAAAGTGTCTTTGGTAGGGGCAGTGACGATAACGCGACAAGGCCCACAACATTCGTATGCGTATGTGATTAAGGCAGCGTTCAGCCAACTTTTGCCGACCTTGTGCCCTGATCGGACAAGCACGCGATGGGGGGCAGTCTCAAAAGACTGGATAATCTGCCTTTGTTTATCCCAAATCACACCACAATACTCAGCGACATACTCAAAAGGCTTTTTGCGGTATCGTCGGGGGCTTGTATTGTAATCGGCTGCGATTTTATTGAGCAGATGCCTCGGCAATCTTTCGAGCAATATATCCCCTAATTGGTTCGGCAAGCTCGGGGGGTAAGAGATCAAGTAAGGTCTCCAAAGATTCTTTTTTCTCTTCCTTTTCTTTCGTCCAGCCCCGGTTCTTCCCAAGATGCGTAAGGGTAAGCGAAACAGCCCACGGCTGTCCCTCTAGAACAAACTGGTGCATCTTTAGCTCGGCAAGATCGACAAGCTCCTGACGGGCATCTTCGACGATTTCTAAGCATTCGGGATATTGATTTATTAACGTGTGCAGCCAGCCCCGGGTTACGTCAAGGGCTTTGGCTGCCTGCGAGATATTACCCTTGCACTTTGTAAGGGCTTTTTTGATTCTTTCGGGATCACGACTCAGGGGGGTCATAATTGTACACTATTTAGAGTAATTACCCTATTTTCCGGTAAGGTTTATCGTATAGCCAACGGTGGACAAATTTGCCTTTTGAAGGGGCAGCGAGAAAAAGACGCCACTGGTATCTGGTAAAACCGGAATAAAGGCACGATACGGTTTCAGCCCCTTGTTTGTCTTTGTAGGTCACGACAACACAAGGCCCGGGGCTTCCGATAGCTGACCCGTCTTTAAACCATTCCGCTCGGCTAACCCAATCGCTTGACTCGGACTCAAAACTATCATCCATGCGAAAAATAAATTGTGTTTGCTGGATAGGCTCCCCAGCTTCGTAACCGGCTGCCCCTGACCCGTCTGCAGCCGTAGAGCTATCCCGTAGTTGATCCCCCGACAATGGGGGAATCGTTCTTACTATTGTCCTGAGCAGGGGGGATTGAGACGAAAGCTTTCTAGGCTTGCCCATCGGGTTCTCCTTCGGCTTGGTCGGGGTCGGGCAGCTCCCCGAAAACGCATTCCCCCAAAGCTTCGACAGCCTTGCGAGCGTCTCCCTTTACAAATACTAGCACATTCTGGTGGGTCTTGCCAAGCTTTCGGATAGGGAAGGCCCAGCTTGATCGGGGGGCAGGGCTTCGGGGGCAGGGCCAACACTCTGGCCCAAAGTATCCGAAGGCTGCCCAGCCGATTGATCCCCAATCTCGGCAATAAGCCTTTCGACTTCCTTGCCAGATTGCTCCTCGATGTTCTTGATTAGATCGTTGATCGATTCGGATTGAACGTTTATTTGATCAATCAACTGTTGGTAAGCCTTCTGGTCACCGATAGCCATTCCCCCGATGGGATCGAGGGTAGCAAGGATCAAGGCTTCTTCTTCCTCTGACCAAGACCCGATCAAAACAGGGATAGGAACATCCCCATTTTGGAGGGCCACTTTTTGCCTTGCGTGCCCGTCGATTAACCTACCCGTTTTTTCGTTAAGCAAACAAGCCCCTGCCCAGCCTACTTGCGAGATGACATCGCCGAGGGTGTCGATCTGACTTTGCGGGTGTCGTCTCCAATTTTTAGGATTTTCGACCAATTCAGAAGCTTTTCGATATTCAAGCCGTAGCTTCGCACCAGATGCCCCGAGAATCGATTTTGGGTGGTCATTTGGACTTTCTACCCCCTGTAAATGATCGGCTGCCATAAGCGATTTTAACCCCCTAGAAATTAAAGCCCAAAAAATCGATCATAACATATTATCGACAAAGGGGTTAAATAAATCTGACTTTTTCCGCATTTTTTCGCATAAAATTGAGCTATCTAACTTCTTACCCTGCAAGGGTTTAGATATTAAAATTGATTAATTCGACTGCCATAAAGGTATATAATAGATACTAACTATACTCTCCTGACTTCTTTTTTCTTATATACTTATATGGGGCAGTCAATTTAATCAATTTTAATATCTAAACCCTTTCTGGATAAGGGTTTACGAAAGTCAGATTTAGTAGGTAAAATTTGCCAGATAGTACCACCTAAAGCCTTGCAGCACAAGCACTTAGATTAAATTCGACAAGCGAATCAAATAAAGTCAGATTAAGTAAGCCGTAGCTATAGCGTAAATTTACAATTTTGTAAGGTCTTATTCTGCAAAGATTTAGGTAGATTAGGCTATCCTAAATTAGGAGCAGCCGGAAAATTCGATACTTTGAATTTTGACCAAAATTTGATAAGATTTAGGGGGAGAAAAATCGATCAAAAAAGGGGGCAAAATCTGCCCCTAAAAAGGGGGCCAAATGGTAGCCTGATTGGATCAGAAAATGAAGACACATTCAGTCTTTACTGCCCTGCGAAAATTCGTATAAAAGGGGATGACCTAGCTCGCATTTCTGCAAGGTCGATTTTCTCCGATACCCCTGCAAGACCTAAAAATCTTGCAGGGTTTTTTTTGACTTGCTGCCACATAGCGGATAAATTAGCTTGCCGAACAAACATCGTACTAAGGAGAAAAAAACGATGGCACTTGCAACCACAATGGAATACCGTATTCCCCTATCAGGCCAAAAGTCCTGCGTCTTGTCGATCCCCTGCCAGCTATTGACAAATAGCTCGTTGATGACCGATAAGGATATCTCAATAATCAAACAATGGCTAGACCTATTTGCCCCTACCTTGACCGAGGGCAGCAAGGCAAAGCCCCTGAAAGTCTTCAAGGAAGAAGATGCCCAAAAAGGTGAAACTATGGGGAATCAATTCGCTAAGGTTCATCCTTTTGGCAGGGGGATCGTCGCCGAGGATTGCACTACCCGCTAAGGCCCTTTTTTTTATCAAGCCCCTGCCCCTTTCGCTGCCCCATTTCTTTTGCAAATAAATCTCAATAATTCCCACAATCCGAGTTGCCGCTATCCGCTATAGCGGATATAGTACCCATGTAAGGAACGCAATAGGGCAGACCTTACTAAGGAATAAACAGATGACTACCAAGAAAAAGAAAGCCCCTACCGAAGCTCAAAAAGAAGCTGCCAAGCTGCGACGGGAAGGAATGCGAAAGATTGCCAAACTAATTGGCGAGATGCCCCAAGAGGTTCGCACGACGATTGCAATAAAGGCTGGTATCCGAACCGTCGAAGGTCGGGAGCTTTCGGTCTTTAACCAGATATTCCTTCTCAAGCAATTCGAGAAGGTCAGCCTTGTCGGGGGCTTCAATCAGTGGCGAGCAGCCGGTCGGCAAGTTTGCAAAGGGGCCAAAGCCCTTGCTATTTTCATCCCGATTGCCTGCAATCGGGATAGCCAAGACCCAGAAGGGGAAGACGATACCCGATTCATCCTCGGCAACGTTTTTGATATCAGCCAAACCGAAGAAATAAAAAGCCCGATGCCCGAAGAAGCCCCAGCCGAATAAAGCCCTTGCCCTTGCCCCTGCCCCTTCTTTCCCTTTTCCCTTCAAAAATAAATCTCAATAATTCCCAGAATCTCACTTGTAATAATCCGCTATAGCGGATAAGATACTTACATAGCAATTACGCTACACGGAGAAAAACA